GTGGGAAGCTTGAAGTCAGTCACCGGTCCGCGAAATTGCGGATCTTCTCCACTCCCAGGAAGCCAACCCAACCACCGGCGAAGGTGGCCATGCTCTGGGGCAACCCGAAGAAGTCCAGCCCGCTGATGATCGTCAGGGTCAGGCCACCGCAGATGGCACCCTCCACCAGCATCTGGCGACGCGTGCCGCCACCGTAGGTGATCCGCAAGACGGCCATGGCGCAGGACAGCGCAGCCGCATAGAGGATCGGCGAATGCTGGCTCAACCACGCAAGCGCTATCGCCCATGTGTCTGGTTTGTCTGGCATGTTTGGCATCTCAGTTCCTCCCCTTCAGGGAGTCAGGAATGTGGCAGGCCGTGACCTGCAGATTGAATCAGCTCCAACGGCACTCCCAGCTCGGAGCAATGGGTGTGGGGAGCCGAAAACGAAAAAGCCCCGGCGAGTGCCGAGGCTTGGTATGGGTGAAGTCCGCAAACTACATCATGGCTTAAAGCTAAAATGGTTCTTGAGCAGCTCAAACATTGCTTCATAGAGCACAGAAAAATCAGCAGTGCCGTCGGAAATTGAAATCGTCAGCGAGATGTTGTTTTCTTGCGAAACAACCAGATAACCACCTTCCTCTTTCTTCATTCTCAAAAAAGTGAAGACATTCTGCTTCGGGTATGTGTTCACATCCCTATCGATAGTCAGCCCAATATAGAACTCAAGAAACGAATCCTGCCCCGGGAGTTCGTGGAGCATGACGTACTTGTATTCACCATTCACTTTCTTGGCGAGACGGACATAGGGAACCTCGTCCCCATCCTCATCACGATAAAATTCGTGCGGAAGCTCTAAATAATCCGAAAACCCCTTCCGAATAACGCCGGCCGTACCTTGTAGGTCGTGCCAATACTCGCGAATCGCTTCGTCTTGTTTTTGCTTCAATTGACGCAACTGCGCAAAACGGGACATTTATAACCCTCCGATGGTTTGGAGGTGTCACATTGCCACAATATCGCGCATCTCAAAACAAAAAACCCGGCGCTGTGGCCGGGTTTCGTTCGTCAGTCCTACACACGCAGGAATGACAGGATGGGTGAATAATGCGACATGGCGACATGACAATGCAAGCCCTTTTGAGGGACTATTTCATGCCGCCTCGCTTTCCAGCACTCCGACCGCTTCAAGCATGTGCTGTGCCTCGACCAGAGCCTCGTTCACAAGTGACTCCAAGCCGTCCTTGATGGCCTTGTTCCAGCGCTGGTAAGTGCGCTCTGTAAGTCCTTGGGAATCCCAGTTCGTCATGTCGTAGTTCGAATCGGCCAGGACGATCATCTCGCCGGGCTTGTCCTCTGCTACGGCGCGCGCATGCTTGTTGGCACGGGCAATGTCCGCATCTGCTGCCGCGTTGCGCCAATCCCACTGCCGTTCTTCCTTGTTCTCGCGGTGCTTCGGTGCCTTGATCTGGGTTACCGCTCTCTGGATGCCTTTCATCTGTTGCGGTACCGCCCAAACCAGAACGGCCTGCTGAGTGAAGCGCTGCGGTGCCGGCGTCTTCACCACGGCGACCAGCCGCCCGATGGAATCGATCTTGCGGCCACGGTGCGTGCTGTACTTCGCCACCAGGGCGTTCCAGTGTCGCGGGGCGAGCTGGGCGTGCAGAAGCTTGTGCACGATGCAGTCAGCCAACAGCGCCGCATCCTTCCCGGATATCTCCCCTTTGAGCTTGCTGGCTTGAACCCGCGGCTCGACGTTGCAGCCGCCTGAGCTGTTTATGGTCTCAGCGGCCAAGGACCGGACTACTGCTGAAATCACGTTGTGGTAGTTCATGCTGCCTGCCCCTTTTTCAGTTCTCGGGTCTTGGCTCGGTATTCGGCCTTGATGGTTTTGATTTCTTCGACGGTGTGCTTGCAGGCCGGATGAGGCCCTTCAAGCCATGCCACCTTCTCGGCGCCGATGCGTTGTACCAACCGGATGCGGTACTCGACTGCGTTTCCGGACAGATTGCGGTTGCACTTCACGCACTGGCGGTGAATGTTCAGCGGCTCGAAGCGAAGCTCCGGACAGGCGCCGACGGATCGGTAGTGGCCTGCGTCCCAGCGGCTGCCAGTCATCAGGTCGTTGTCGTTCGGCATCGAGTCGCAGCTGATGCACGGGAGGTGCACGTCACGTAGGCGGACGTACTCGTTCACGGCGGCCTGGGCTTCGCGGAGGTGATCCGCCCTACTCTTCAGCTTCTCCTTGCGCACCTGGATATCTCGGCGATCGCGCTGGGCGATGGCCTTGCGCGCTTTGTCCTGATTCTTTGGCGCGTCGATCAATGCGCATGCAGGACTGCAAACCGCCTGCCCCATCCGCGATGGGACGAATGAGGCCCTGCAAGTAGCAACGCGGCATTTCTTCGGTTTGGGCTGCTTCCGTTCAATCGTCATGCAGCCTCCTGGCTCAGAAGATCATCGAAGTACACGCCCTGCTGAGCGAAGCGCGCGACGATCCGGTCGGTGTACGCCACGCCTTGAGCGCGATTGAACAGGCTTGTCACCGGGAAGCCGTCCGGGCCGAACAGATGGCAGCCGCCCATCATGGCCAGCTTCGTCTCGTACGGCAGGTGTCGCATGACCCGGTACCACTCAGCCTGAAACCCGGCGTCCTCGTTCAGGAGGATCTGTACGCCGACGTGCAACTTGCAGTACCGGCGGGCGTCGGCCTCGTCGCCGATCTGGGTCATCTCGGCAATCCGCTTGTACATCGCGAACCACAGCCGGTTTTGATCCAGCGTGCGGTCTTTACCCGGGCGCAGAGAAACCACGACGAACTTCTTGTCGCGGTACATGGCGCTAAGCTTCGTGATGGCCTCGGAGAGTTTCGCCTGACAGTTCACGGAGATTTTGTCAGCCATGGGTGGCCACCTTGTTCGGCAATCCGTTGATCAGCTCACCGAGTTGCTGTGTCAGCCGTTCGTTCTCGGTCAGCAGCTCAAGCGCCACCTCCTCCATTGTCTTCTCACCGAGGAATTCACCGAGTGCCTCGGCGTTCTGCTTCCACTCCTCGCAGTCAGCCTTCCAGGAGGCGACTTCACTCCACAGCAGCTTCTGGAGTTTTTGTTTGTCGATGATCATTGAGCAGCGCTCCTTGCTTCCAATTGTTCGGCCTGCTGGATCAGCAGCTCCCGGCGATCAGCCAAATCGTTGGCGTACTGAATTCGCAGTTCTGTTTTTTTCTCAGCAGATTCTTTTCGCATTGCGAGCATCGAATCCTTCACTGCGGCGAGTTTCTCGCGCTGCCTTGGCGAAGGCCGAGCGATCTCACCGGTGAGCAGCGCGACGACGGCCCGACCGTCTTCAGTGACCGGCGCGACACTCAAGTCGGCCAAGTACTGCTGAGCACGGTCCTGTGGGATTCGCTGCATTTGTACGGCTTTGGTGATCGCCTGCGTCCGACGATTGGCGTCGAAGCCGACAGACACATGCCAGTTCACCTCCTTGCCGTCCTCCCGAGCCTGCCCCACCAGACGCTCGTAAGCACTGTTGAACGCCATGCGTGCACCGACCTTGTCGCCGGCGTCGAGGACAGGTTTTGCAGCTGCCAAGGCGAGCTGAATCTCGTCGGTCAGCACCACGGTTTCAAACTCGTCATTTGTGGTCATGGCGATCGCCCATGCTTCGTCCTTGCCCGGGCGACCATCAGCAACCTGGACGCGCTGGAGAATGTCAGCCATTGCCAACTTGCCTTTCACCTCAAAGCGGCAGGCCTTCAGTGCAGCCTTCACCACCTGCACCGGGTAAGAACAGAGATCTTCGGCCATGATCGCCGCGGTACCTGGGTTCATTTCCTGACCCATGGCCTCGGCGGTGGCGCAGATCGCTGCAGCAAGCCCAGCAACCTGCTGATCGTTCATTTCAAAGGTACTCATTGCGCTCTCCCGCTTGGCGCTTAGCCAAGACCATTTGCGCGGCCTGCTCGGCGGCGGACACGTTCGCTTCGGTACGTTCCATCTGGCGGGCAGTTGTCCCGTTGATGCGCTGCCCCGTCACCCACTGCGTGTGGTAACTTTCGGCGTTGGCCAGCAGCTCGTTGAGGCTGTGACACTTGCGCAGCACAGCGGCATCGCTGGTTTTCAGGAAGTGGGCAGCGACGTGGTGGGCGACATCGGCGCCGAGGCGGTCGACCAGTTGGCCGAGCTGCCCGCCGACCTTGGCGTTCCAAACCGGCCAGGTGCTGTAGCGCTTGCGGTAGGCCATGGCGTAGTTCGCCCAGACCTTGAAGGTTTTGCAGGACTGGTCTTTTGGGCCTGGCATGTCAGCGGGAATCTCAACCCGTGGCGCATCGGTGCGATCAACCACCAGAACCAGATTGCGGGTCGGCTTGTCCGGGCTGCCTTGTGAGTCCTGACTGGTATCCTGATTTGTACCCTGATGATTGGTATCCTGATTTGTCGGAGATTTTTCCGACCCTTCCTCGGATTTTTCTCCGACCTTGCTCGGATTTTTTTCCGAGGTAGATCGGATTTTTTTCCGACCGTTGTTCTTTGGTGGGGTCGGATATTTTTCCGACCCATCCAGTTTCTGGTTCCACTCGATCGCCTTCTCGGTCAGGCGGAACAGCGTGATGTTCGAAGTGCTGGAAAGCTCAATCAGACCGGCCTCTTCCAGGGCCTTCAGCATGCGGTAAGCAGTGTCTGGCTTGTCAGTGAGCAGCGGCAGCTCCTCGATGATCTTGGCCTTGCTCAGCGCGAAGAAGATCCCGTCGTCAGTCTTGATTGGCTTTGTCCAGCTTGGGCAGCCATAGACAAAGGCGAACAGCAGAGCCTGCTGAGAATTCAGCCCCCACTCCAACGCCTTCACCTGATTGATCGTGACGGTGAATTGCATATCAGGCCTTCCCGACCAGTTTGGCCAGTTCAGGGAAACGATCCACGTACCAGTGAGGCTGTGTTTCGCGGGGGCATTGAGGGCTGGTGAGGTTCTTGCCGTAGGCCAGTCCCTTGTCGGTCACCGACCAGAAGTCGACCACTTCCTGCTTGGAGTTCTTGCGCTGGAGTTGCTTCAGGAAACCATGGGCTTCAAGTGCAAGGTTGAACGCTCGCGTGGTGCAGGCGAAGCCGTTGTCTTTGATCAGTGAGGTTACGGCCTTGGTCGGCATCGAGCTGCCGCCAATGGCATCTGGCGCGGCATCAATTGCGTAGCCCGGCAGGAAGCTCGACTCTAGACCGTTATTGTTGGCGATCTTCGCCAGCATCATCACCTGGCTTGAGGGCGACGGCTTTAGGAGGCGCGTATAGCACTCCATTAGCGCCAATTCCCCGACAACCTTCGAGCTGCTAGGGCTGGCAGCTTCGAACTTTCCGGTATTGCGAATGCTGGGCAGCACCTCACCCACTACCCATTCTTCGAAGCGTTCGGCGCCAACCAGCTTCGAGCGCATCACCAGTCGGTAGACATCGCGCTCAGGAATGACGGTCATGAATCCACCACCCTGTTTCGGGGTAGTGGTCGCGGCCTTGCAGTGACGGGAGATCGCGTTCTCTGGCTTGGCATAACCGAGCGCATCGGCAACATCACGGGCGACGAACCACGGGTCGCCGAGCTCGTCGGTTATGACGCGGATGGCGCCACCATCGAAGTCGAAAGGAATTACTGAGGTGGTACGCGACACGTTTTGCGATTTGTTAAAACGTGTCGCGACATTGTTCGGGGTATTGCTGGAATTTGGCTGGCGCTGCATAATCGGGCCTCTCTAGTTTTGCGAATCAGCCGACCTTCTCCGTCGGCTTTTTTGTGCCCGGAATTCAGGCGGCCTTTACCGAGGCATCCATCACGTCCAAGCTCTGCCGAACGTGGTTGATTTCCTGACGGATCAGGTTTTTTTCGAATGCGCTGACGTGGTTGTCATCCAGTGCCTGGTGCACCGCGATGGTTAGATCGGCGACCTCTTTGCCGACGTTGATCAATGATTTGGTCAGCGCTTGTGGCTCGGGCGCAGCTTTCGCAACGAGGTCGAAACCAAATTCACTCGCCAGTGCAGCCAGAGGGCGCATGTCGCCGGTGTGCAACAGAATCCCGAACAAATGCTCCACGGTCAGGTGGTGTGCGTCGTTGTCCGGATTGGCGCGCTGAAGCAGGCCAACGTGAGGAATGCCCATCTTTGCAGCAAGGGTCTTGGCTTCGTTATCCAGGACAGCGCTTTGGCAGGCCCGCAGAAAATCTTCCATTCGTAAAACCTCAAATTTGTTTCCGTGGCGCCCTGCCAGTGCGTGGGCGATCATTTGTTCGGGCAGTAAGCAATGACTGCCTCAGGCTGCTGTGCGCTTTGGGCGCGCCGGGATCGGACGAATCTCATTCGCCTCAATACGGCCGTCGTCATAAAGGGTGATTTCGATGCTTCTGCCGGCTCGAACCATTTGCGAGATCGCGCTCTGGTTCACGCCGAGAGCAGCAGCAAGCGCGGCCTGAGTGCCGTGCTCTTCTAGGTATTTGCTCAAAGGGATCTTTTTCATGGAATTTCCACGGCTTGATATCTGCCATGGATAGTAGCAGCGCTGCTTTTTATCAGCAACAAAATACTAGCAGTGCTGTTTGCTTGGATATCAGCTCTGCTAATACTCTTATTCGTATGAAAATACGTCGCCCCCTCACTCCCGAAGAAGTCGCCGAGAGCGCCAGGCTCAAAGCTATCTACGAACAGCGGAAATCAGCTGCTAAAGCGGCCGGGCGCAACCTGACGCAGGCGGACGTTGCCGAGGCCTGCGGATGGTCCGGGCAAAGCGCATTCAGCCAGTACGCCACCGGGAAGGTGCCACTAAATGTTGAAGCGCTGCTGAAGCTCGCAAAGGCGCTCAACTTCGATGCAAGCGAGGTCAGCTCTCGACTGTTATCAACTGTTGCCAGCGTGCAGCAGGACCGCATACAGCCAAGCGTAAAATTAGGAAGCATCGAGACTTGGGACGACGAAACCCCGCTCGATGACGATGAGGTCTACGTCCCCTTTCTTCATGAAGTAGAACTAGCGGCCGGATCTGGCAGGTTTGCCATCGAGGAAAACGCCAACTCACGTCTGCGCTTCAACAAAAAGGATTTGCGCCACAACGGCGTTCAGTTCAGCAACGCGAGGTGTGTGAAGGTCGGCGGGAACAGTATGATGCCCGTGCTGCGCGACGGCGCCACGGTTGGCGTGAACGTGGGGAAAAACTCACTGAGCGATATCGTCGACGGCGAGATGTACGCTATCAACCATAACGGCCAGCTTCGCGTGAAGCAGGTATACCGAATCCCGATCGGAATCCGCCTGCGCAGCTTCAACCGTGACGAGCATCCGGATGAGGACTACACGTTCCAGCAGATCCAGGAGCAGCAGATTTCGATCTTGGGCCATGTATTTTGGTGGGCGATGTACGCCCGGTAAGCTGACTCTAATTATTAGCCACTGATTTCTGCGGCAGGTGAGAGGATTGTGTAACAGCGTTCAATGTATGACATAGCTCAATAGCATACTAAGCAACGCCTCCATGTTTCAGGATTTTAGTCTAAGGAAGACCCAATTGAAGCTTAAGCCTTCGGATTATTACCTTCGACAAAAACGCGTCGAAATATACCGTGCAATTTCTAGATCTCGGAAAAAGAAATACTACCCGTACGTTAGAGATTCGAACAATCCCCCATTCGAAACCATATATGCCCCCCAAGAGATTGGCATCCATCGCCCATCGCTGCATTTCGAGTTAAATACATTCTTGAGAAAATTGCGAAGACTGTCGTTATCAACGAGACGACTTCACATAAACTTCTCTAGAACGGATAAAGTTGGAAGCACTGGAATGCTTCTACTTTTGGCAGAAATCGATAGGATTTTTCGCTCTCTACGGCATCGGTGTCACTTAACATGCGACTATCCTGAAAATGAACTAGTCGAGAAGGTTTTTCAGCAAATCGGTCTGTTCCAGTTATTCCGAAAGCCATTTCGAATGACAGTTACGGAAGATGATAAAAATGTATTTCACTGGCGATATGCTACAGGCGTTAGCGTTAAGCCATCTGATGCAGACCAAATGCTAAAGGGAGTGAAAGACCAATTACCGAAAGGATATTTGCGGATAGTAACAGGCATTGAAGAGGCAATGGATAATGCAGTCCATCACGCTTATTTGAGACAGCGTGGCGACCGTCTAAGTGGTATAGCAGCAGCTGACGAACGTCGGTGGTGGGTTTTTGCTGAGGTTCTCGACGGGTGGTTGCACGTTAACTTCTGCGATCTCGGGCTTGGAATACCTGTCACTCTGCCAGCAAAATGGGGTGAGCAGGTTCAAGACATTTTAAGCCTGACAACGCTTTCGGATGCGAAGCGAGATCTAAAAATGATCGAGCGATCCCTGACCCTTGGAAGGACGAGGACCTCTCTCTCCCATCGAGGTAAAGGTTTGAAAAACATTCTGAAAGCAGCGCAAGAACTGCGAGGTAGAATTCAGGTCTATAGCAATATGGCAGTCGTAGGGGTTGACTTCCGACCAATAGTCCCAATCTATGAGCAAGCGGTTTTCAAAAGGTCTATAATGGGAACCGTAATTCAGTGGTCCGTACCGATCACAGACACGCAGGAAACGGAAGATGAGCATGGCTAAAATCACTATCTCCACAGAGTTCAGCGAATATCCGGCCGGTCGTTACCGAGAGGATGGCGATCACTCCGGAGAAGTATTCCGTGAAGATATATTGATTCCTAAGTTGCAAAGCTACGACTTAGTAGAAATCAATCTAGACGGTTCTATGGGTTACGGCTCGTCTTTTTTAGAGGAAGCTTTTGGCGGCTTAGTAAGACTAGGAAGATTCAGCAAAGAACTTTTACACAAAAAACTTAAGTTCAATTACAAGGAAGATCCTATGGTGATTGATGAGATCTGGTACTACATCGATACCGCCAATGCCGGATAATTCTTTCGACTGGGGAGACGTACCAGCATGGATTGCTATCGTAATGTCCGGTGCAGGTTTGATATGGCAGAAAATTTCCAATTCCCGCCAAGATCGCGACCGTATTTCTTTTCAGCGTCGTGTGAGGGTTGATCAGATAACGAAGGATATTGATGAGCTACTCACGATATCGATCGATTATTGGATGCGGCCTGGGAGTGAAACGGGAACTCTAGGACTCCAAATTACTATCAAAATCCGTGACTTATCCTCACGCATTACCGAGTACAGCTCTTTCTTGTGGGGGTCATCTCGAGAGGACTTCATGAAAATCAAGATGCTAGTTACGGGAGGAAGCTTTCAATCTCCCCGGAGAACAGCAGTGTCCCCTACCGATCTCAATCTTCAAGATATTACCACCGAAGTGTCCCGCTTTAAGGCTAATCTACGAAGGATTTGCGATGGACTGGATATTGTCCATTGACAGTTTAGATTTTCAGCGTTCACAACGTCAGCACCTCTCTCTGTAGCTCTAGTCATCAAGATCAATCTCGCCGGTAAGCTGTTAATGTCCGCCAACGTAAACATCTCGTCGTGCTGCTGCTCGGTGTCCAGCGAGTTTCTGGCTCCTTGAGTTATTTGCGCCAGCCGGTCAGCGCCTACTCATTCCGATCATCGCTCAGGTTTATTTAGCAAATTGTCAGTCAGTGAGCACTTGAGGCTGGCGTCACTCAGCGCTAGCCACTGACGGAAGAGTCAGCAGTGGCGCTCGGCCATGAATGCTAGAGTTCTCCCACCATTCCGGGGAGGTCGATGATGAAAATTTTGGGGCTAGCCATTTGGTTAATTGTTTGCCTGGTCAGCTTATTGGTTGGTCGTGGCTACAACGATTTTGCAGTTCTCGCACGAATCGTGCTAATCCCGAGCGCCTTAGCTCTGTACTTCTATCCGGCGATCTGTGCGCTTGGTGAGCATCCCAAAGCTACCCCAATCTTCGCGCTGAACCTGCTGGCCGGATGGACGTTTATTGGTTGGCTTGTTGCGTTCATATGGGCTTTGAGCAGGCCCACGCCCATCGAGTTCGCGAGAGCAAGTGGTTTTCCGGAGTCGACTCAACGCGAACCAGGACGTAGGCCCGAAACGAAAGACTGCCCTTTCTGCGCTGAAACCATCAAGGCCGCCGCCAAGAAGTGCAGGTACTGTGGTTCTGATTTGGAACAGCGAGCCGTTTAAAGCAGAAGCGCTCTATGAAGCCCGCCAAGTGCGGGTTTTTTTTCGCCCGAAGAAATTATTATTAGCAGCGCTATTTACTTTAAATAGCAGCGCTGCTACTTTTATTCGCAAGCCAGACAACAACGGCCCAGCAGCGAAAGCCGCGCTGCTCTTTAGCGACACCCCTTGCCGGATCACCACCGGCCCAGATTCAAAGGCAGCGATGAACCGGCCTCAACGGTTCAGAGGGTTGGCAACTGACCCGGGCGTGCAGCGTAAAACGTCGAAAGCAGTTATCCAGCGGGAGAACAAGCCGAAAGGCCCGCGGCTGGAGGAACAATTTGAATCGATCTGTACCGCGCCAGTAGCGCCGAAGGATCAGCGGAATTTTTCACTGATGCACCTGGTGACGGGTGCATTGGGAAAACAACCGGAGGAACACGGCATGACCATGATCATCAAGGACACCTTCACCAGCGGTGCACAGGTAAGTATGGAAATGGATAAGGACGAAGGTGAGCTGTTCGTCTTTCATTGCCCAGCCGGACAAGGCTGCAAAGTCAGCAAGTGGCCTCTCGATAGCTATCACATGCCGATCGCAATGGCGCATTACGCAGAATGCTGCGGGCTGGAAAAGGCTGCATGACGATTTCACTGGCTGGCCTTGGCGACAGGGCCAGACGGGAAATCAACCGATCAAGCACGGAGCATCAAATGAGCGAACAAACACTTCAAGCGCTGCTCGCCGAGCGCGTCACTGCTTTCGCAAACAGCGACAAGCCAGTCGAAATCATCGATGAGCATGTAAAGAAGATGTTCACCAGCGTGGTCGACAATTGCTTCGGCCGTTACGGCGACATGGGCAAGCAGGTCGAGGAGGCAATCAAGGCCGCACTGCCGGCCAATTTGACCGAAATCTTTGAGCTGACTCGCTACAACGCAATGGTCGCTTCCGCGTTGAAGGAAAAGTGGGAAAACAGCGGCGTCGAAGCCGACATGGTGCGCCTGGCGCAGAAACAGATCGACGAAGTGCTGAACAAAGATGCAATGCCGGAAGTGATCAGCTTGCAGGCGCTGCTGGAGGCCTTCGTCGAAGACCATAAAGAGTCGGCAGCCGAAGAACATTGGGAAGCCCCAGACATCCGCTTCCAGCCATCCGGCTACGGTGGCATGCACATCTACTTCGACAAGGAACCGAAGGATCACGGGATTTCAACCTATTCCCGAAGCTCCGAGCGAAGCGAGTACATGCTCGGCAATGCGATCCACATCAGCTTCGACCGCTACGGAAAAGACCGAAACGAAGAAGGTCATGAAGTTGGCTCGGTGTACGCCGCCAAAATCGACAACGAGAAGATCAGCCAAACACTGAAATTCCGTTCTCCATTCGAAAAGATGGTCGCTGCACTCTACTTCGGTAAATCCAAAATCATCGTCGACTGCGATGAGGATGAGTTCAGCTACGGCATCTACGACTGAACAACCAGCACCACGACAGCCATGTCGTTAACTGCCCGATCCTCTCTATGAGAGCGCATCGGGGTGTGATCTGAGGCTAAGCCTCGGGCAGCGGATGTGCCAACCGGTCGCCTACAGGGCTACCCCTTCCGCCGAATGCCGGTTGAGCCCCGGCCAGATCACACCCCGATGCGGACGAAACTGCGGCCTATAACCGCCCACCTGCATCAACGCGGGGTAGCTTGCGCGTAATCAAGCCAGCACCAAGCACCACGGCGGTAAGACCCACGCCGGAGACGTAACCGGCGACATATTGAGACCGGCGAGCGCCCGCCAAGATGCCAACGGCGCGCATTGGAGGATGACCATCATGTGACAAGGAGCGATTCACCTGCGCGGCGCGGCAAGCCTGAAGGCCGGCGCCCGTCACCCATACAGGCAGCGGACAGTAGGCCGTCGATGTCACCGCGCATCGGCCGAATGAGGTAGGCCACCCCCACGCACGTCGACAATTTGATGCTAGAAACCCAGGACGTCGCCAGTAGCGGTCCTGGGACAGACTACTTGCTAGCTTTCGGCGCATAGCTCGGGCAGAAATGTTTTGCTGCCGACGGATCACCTGCGGCCTGCACTTGAACTGCCTTGATTTCATC